ATTGGTGCGGCGGTTGCTGGTGATGGCACAGTTAGTGTTGATGGCGGGACAGTTATTTACTCAAATGTGGATGGTACAAAACCGGTAATCACGGCATCCGTGGACGCGGCAGGAAATCGCGTTATCAGCAAAGACCTAAACTAAGGAGCGCAAAAGGATTTTTTAGCAATTTATGAGTATAGAAAATCTAAGCGAGAGCGGAATGGAAGCATTAGCAAAAGCCACACTAACGACAAACGTGGCGAGTGGATCAACAATAACGTACTTGGGTTTAACCTCTGAAAGCGTACATATATTAATTGCCGTTGCAGGGTTAGGCTTGTCTATTGTGACCTTTTGCGCGCACCTGTATTTTCAAAAAAAACGTCTTGATATGGAGAGGCGGCGCAACAATGTGGAATAAGTCGTACTGGAACAAGCATTGCTTTATCGGCAGTTATTGGCCAGATGGGCTTATAAAGCGGATTCGCCACCTTGTTTTTAAGTCAAGTTTTACAAGTGAAGCCGAGTTCAATGATCCTTTTGATTCTGTGGCTGAATTTTCGGCGAGATTGCAATAATGTATATATTAGGGGAGCACGGCGGGCATATTTATTTTAATGTGGGTGAGGATGTTTCAGATAATACTAATCAGCTTGTATTAAAAAAACCCGATGGCACAGAAATAATCAAAGACGCTGAGGTGGGAACGACCAACTTTAATACAACCACTAAGGGCTTGTTTAAAGCTAACGAGTACGTCTTCTATTTGGTGCTGCCGAATGACCTAGATGTGGATGGGCACTGGCAGATTAGGGCAATAACAACCTATCCAACAGGTGCGATTAAAAAGACCAAGTGGCAAAAGGCGATTGTTGAGGATTAATATGGCGAGACCTACTAACTTAACGGATGAGGTGCTTGAGACGGCTCGAGACTACGTAGAGAACTACCAAAGTTATGGCGATGTGGTGCCGTCTGTCGTGGGTTTATGTAAGGCTATTAACCGTTCAAAATCGTCAGTTTATAGATGGGCTGAAGAGGAAAACAATGGGTTTTGGGACACGTTAGAGGCAATCAAGGAAAATCAGGAGCGTGTGACGCTTAATGGCTCACTAACCAATGAGTTTAACGCCGCTATTTCCAAGTTGATTTTAGCTAACCATGGCTATTCCGATAAGCAAGAAATTAAAGCCCAGTTAAGAGATGTTAGCACTATAACGGATGCCGAGCTTGAAGCTATCGCCGCAGGAAGCCGCTGATACTTTACTGGCTCGAAGAAAGGCCAGAGCATCATTAGCCGAATTCTCCAAGCATATCGCACCTGAAGAACCACCAGCATTACACCACCGCTTATTGTGTGACAGCCTTGACAAGGTGTTTAACGGTGAGATTAAGCGCCTTATGGTGTTAATGCCACCGGGTTCCGCTAAGTCAACCTATGCAACTGTTAGGTTCCCCGCCTATGTCATGGGTCGATGGGATTCGGAGGGCGTGAAAAAAAGCATTATTAGTGGTAGCTATGGCCAAGACTTGGCGAGTAGCTTTGGCCGCAAGGTAAGAAACCTAGTCAGGACACCTGAGTATAAGAGTATTTTCCCGGCCACAGAGCTCAGTCAAGATAGTCAGTCTAAATCAGAATGGGAAACCGCACAGGGTTGCAATTATAAATCAGTAGGCTGCGGCGCTGGCATTACTGGCAGACGCAGTGATCTGGGTGTTATTGATGATCCCATAAGAGGCCGAAAGGATGCCGATTCCCCAACGGTTAGGGATTCCGTCTGGAATTGGTATAAGTCAGACTTTCTTACCCGACTGAAGCCGAAAAGCCCTGAGATTTTAATACAAACGCGCTGGCATGAGGACGATCTAGCCGGACGCATTCTACCTGAAAAGTGGAGCGGTGAAAGCGGCCTTATTACCGCGAGAGATGGTAGAGACTGGCATGTAATATGCCTGCCCGCGCAAGCAGGTAAAAACGACCTTCTTGGCCGTGCTGAGGGTGAATACCTTTGGACTGATTGGTTCCCAGTTGAGTGGTGGGAGCAGACCAAAAAGACCATGACACTGACGGGTATGCGTGACTGGAACTCCCTTTATCAACAGATACCCAGTGCAACCGAGGGCGACTTTTTTAAGCGTCACTGGTTTAAACGCTATTCACTGGATGATTTGCCAAGTGTGCGCAAGTACATCACCACTGACTACGCGGTTAGTGAAGGAAAAGGCGATTTTACCGAGTTTGGCGTCTGGGGTTTAGACGCAAACCAAGACATTTATGCTTGTGATTGGTGGTATGGCCAGACCTCGCCGGATACGTGGATTGAGGAGCAGCTTAACCTAATCGATGAGCATAAGCCTTTAACCACCTTTGGTGAGAAGGGTGTCATTCAGAAAGCCACCGAGCCGATGTTAATGAAACGCAGTCGTGAACGGCGTGTTTATGGCCACTTTGAGTGGTTGGCTAGAACCGCAGACAAGGCGGCTATGGCGCAAGGGTTTAGAGCTAGGGCGGCGATGGGCAAGGTCTACATTCCAGATACCGAATGGGGTAATCGACTGCTCAATCAATTGTGTGCATTTCCCGCTGGCCGTCACGATGATGCGGTGGATAACTGCGGTTTAATTGGTATGGCACTTGATGAGATCGTATCGGCTACTGATAAGGTTGAGGAAGTCACAAAACCAGTTGATAAATGGGATAGCGCTTTTGGGGACGATAATAATGACGACAGTTGGAAAGCCGCATAATGATAGAGTTTGAGCAGCTAAAAAAATGGTACTTGAGCGCAATTGATGAGTCGCAGGCTAACCGTGCGCTGTGTGAGCGTGACCGCGATTATTATGATGGTAAGCAGTGGACAGATGAAGAGATAGAGGAGTTAAAAAAGCGCAAGCAGCCGGTGGTTACGCTTAATCGGATTAAGCCTAAAGTCGATTCACTGATAGGGATTGAGATACAAAGCCGTGTTGACCCCAAAGCCTACCCGCGCGAGCCGGATTCTGAAGATAGCGCAGAGGCGGCGACTGATGCGCTGCGTTACGTGACAGACAATGCCGACTTTGATCAAGTTAAAACTGATGCGGCCTACAACTTGTTTGTCGAGGGGACTTGTGCGGCGATAGTAGAAGTAGAAAAAACTGCTAAAGGCTTTGAGATATTTCCAAGGCATATCCCGTGGGATCGTTTTTTCTGGGATATGCATTCGTGCCGCAAAGACGGTAAAGATGCTAAATTTATGGGGCAAGCAATCTGGATGGATGCCAGTGATGCGAAGGCAATGTTTCCTGATGCTGATGAATCGCTATTTGCTGAAGGCACGCAAGATGGCGCAGTCGGTGACACCTATGACGATAAGCCGCGTAATGCGCTCTATGATAAAGCAAGAAACCGCGTCAGAATGATTGAGATGTTTTATCACAGTGGCCAGTGGCATCATGTGATATTTACTGGTACTGGTGAGGTGTTACCTTCGCGGCTATCACCGTATCTTGATGATTGCAATGAGCCTTGTAATCCTATTGAGATGCAGTGCGCTTTTTCTGATCGCGATGGGCAGCCTTATGGTGCGATACGGCAAATGATCTCAGCGCAGGATGAGGTGAATAAAAGACGCTCTAAAGCCCTGCATCTTCTCAGTGTAAACCAAGCCGTTGCCGACGAGGGCGCGGTTGAAGACGTTAACAAAGCAAGGCGCGAGATGGCCAAGCCCGATGGCTGGATCATTAAAAACCCGGGCAAAGAGTTGCAAATCAATAGAGGCGCGGAGTTGGCATCAGGCCAGTTCCAGCTTTTGCAGGAATCCAAATCCGAAATAGATCAGGTTGGCGCGAATGCCGCGATCACCGGCAAGGAAGATCGCAACATGTCAGGCAGGGCACTGCAAGTGCGGCAGCAGTCTGGAGCCATTGAGGTAGCACCAGTCATGGATGGCCTGAGATCACTCGAAACACGCCTTTATCGACAAATGTGGTCGCGTGTCAAGCAGTTCTGGAATGAAGAGAAATGGATACGCGTTACCGATGATGAAAAGAATATCCGATTTGTAGGGCTTAATCAGCCGGTGACGGTTGGTCAAGTGTTGCAGCAGCGGGGTACGCCTTATGACGCGCTAGACCCGCGCAATGAAGAAATAGCCTACATACAGAATAACCTAGCCGAGCTAGACGTTGACATTATTCTGGATGTTGCCCCCGACTTGGTCAATATTCAAGCTGAGCAATTTGAGTTGTTGGCTCAGA